GAACGTCTGAATCGCACCTTTGTGGATCACAAAATTGTAAAGAACAATAAAAACAAAACCAAAAACAGCCTCATTCGAAACAACAAGACAAAGAAAAACGTGATGTAATAATATAGAAAAAAAAAATGAACTTTCCGTCTCGATATTTACCAAAGACCTTGGTATCCCGCGATAAACAACGTCAGTACAACATGTTGGTAAAATCAAAAACTCAATACAAAAAACATAAATATTACACACGGAAGAGTGTACCATCCTTCAAATCAAAAACATCCAAACACATATTGCGTGCCCGTTCCATATATAATGTTAAACACATTGGACCAACACCTGAATTGGCACGTAAAACCGGCTGCAAACAATCCGCATTGCGAGAGATTATTCGAAAGGGTGAAGGTGCATATTACTCATCCGGGTCGAGACCAAATCAAACACCCCAGTCATGGGGAGTCGCAAGATTGGCCAGTGCAATCACCGCGGGAAAAGCAGCAAAGGTCGATTATGATATCATCGAGAATGGATGTGATCACAAAAAGAAGGCGTTCATCATGGCTCATCAATCGTCATAAAACAAATCCATCCATCCAAAAGACAAAAAAAAATGACGGACGAGTTATCCCAAGAGCAATTGATTGCGTTCCACAAATATAAACAAGGAGATAATCTGTTTATAACTGGACCCGGAGGAACTGGTAAATCACATTTGATAAAAACCATCAAACGTGACTTGGAAACAAATGGTGTCAAACATGCAATCTGTGCACTCACTGGATGTGCCGCCGTGTTATTGAACTGTTGTGCGAAAACCATCCATTCGTGGAGTGGCATCGGGTTGGGTACCGGGGAGATCCACGAGATTGTAGATAAGGTGTTTCGAAACCGCCGGGCAACCTCCAACTGGAAAACCACGCGAGTATTGATTGTGGATGAGGTGTCGATGCTTTCATTGAAACTCTTTGATGCATTGAACAAGATTGGTCAAGCCGTTCGCAAATGTCATTCGAGACCTTTTGGGGGCATTCAAGTGATCTTTATCGGCGATTTTTACCAACTGCCTCCGGTCGGACGGGCGGTTGAACCCGAAACCATCATGTTTTGTTTTCAATCCTCGAACTGGGCCTCGACATTTGCTTTAGAAAATCATATTGAGTTGAAGACTTTTTATCGTCAGAAGGATCCCGTCTATATCAAGATCTTGGAGGAGGTCCGTCAAGGGGTGATTTCGCCCGAATCCGTGGAGATTTTGAATCAACGCACGATAAAAAACACAAGCGGTTTGACGCCGACGAAACTCTTCCCTGTCAACTCGGACGCGGATAGAGTAAACCAGATCATGTTTATGAAACTCAAAGAGGACGAACATCCGTATGCACTATCGAGTCGTCATGATTTGCAAACCTTTGTTGAGAGTGGGTTGCCGATCCCACCCGAACTGGTCGAGAGATGTTCTACATTGAGTCGAGAAGATGCCGAAGCACAACTGAACCTGTTGATGGAGACTTGCAAGTTGAGTCATGATTTGCGGCTGAAGAAGGGGGCGTTCGTGATGTGTTTGGCGAACCTTGATATTGACGCGGGTATATGCAACGGATCGCAAGGGGTGATTGTCGATTTCGTTTCAGTGCAAGATAAGATGTATCCGGTGGTTAAGTTCTTGAACGGAGTGACGATGCGAATCTTTCCAAAGGTGTATCAACACGGTGATTATCCGCGTATCGGGATCGAACAGCTTCCATTGCGACTTGCGTGGGCATTTACGATTCATAAATCGCAGGGAATCACCCTTGATATTGCGGAAATGGATTTGGGATCGAATGTATTTGAATGTGGGCAAAGCTATGTTGGGCTCAGTAGGGTTCGTAATCTGGAAGGGCTATATTTGAGTAGCTTCGATCCTAAGAAAATCAAAACGAATCCAACTGTGATTGAGTTTTATAAGACAATTCCAAGTGCTTCTTCTTCGTCGGCTTTGTCTGCTTCGTCTGCTTCGTCGACTTCTTTTGACGAAACCATTCGCAAATTCCGATTATAGTGCACACACATATTTAGCAGATTTTAATTTATATAACAGATTTTTTTATATATAATAATATTAATAATGCAAACATCATCATCATTCATTGAAGGAGTTCATCGAAATCTTATTGTTGGTCAGTTTGAACGTTTGGATGAAATCAATGAGAGAATCACAAGCAGACAGTTTTCAGACTATTCATTGGAACCGAACTTCTCTCCAAGACCAGTTTCCACCAAATACAGCTTGATGCCGATCATGGCACAAAACTCAAACCCCCAACCCATTGTGAAGATTCAACCTCAGTTGGAACACAATGTGCATTTGAACTTTAACCCCGCCACGCGAAATGGCCCTTACAAGACATATGCTCGAAGCATCGACACCGAAACCATTCTTCGAAACCAATCCATGGCTTACCAAAACTCGTCGCAAAGCGTCTATGTCCCAAGTAGCCAAAGTGATTTGTACAAGGTTGAAATCGTTTCTAGACCGGTCGACCAACCCTACAAACACTTGTTTGATTTGCCTTCATTCACCCAGGGCGTTCACCCGAACCTGTTGAACACCGGATCCAACATTGGCAAAGACCGGTTTTTCAATAGTACGCGAACCCAATTGAGACAAGTTGTTGCTCGCAAATAATTTTTACATTATATTATAAAGATGCCGACCCCGACCCTTTATAATATACTCATTTTTTTACTCATCGCAGCAGTTGGACTGTTCTTGTTTAGGACATTCTTCGATACCATGATTGGCAAAGAGGGTTTCGCCCAACTCGAAAAGTTTGTCTTGAAAAAAGATTCCGAGACATATGATGAATTCTATGCACAAATCTACGACAGCATTCATTTGCCCGATCCAGAGAGAGAACTCGATGAGATTTTGAAGATCGTGCGTCCAGACAAACATAGTGTGTTTTTGGATGTCGGTTGTGGCACGGGCTGCACATTGAACGCATTGACGAAATCGGGTGCGAAATGCATCGGAATCGAAAACTCGGATGCAATGATCGAAGTGGCGAAACGCAAGTATGGCAACGAGTTGTCGATTGTAAAAGACGATGTTACAAACCCGATCGCATTCGAGAGAAATCGGTTCACTCACATTCTTTGTCTTGATTTTACCATTTATGAGATCAAGAACAAACATGCCTTCTTCACCAATTGCAGATATTGGTTGCAAAATGGCGGGGCATTGATTTTGCATTTAGCAGACAAACAACGATTCAATACTGTCGTGAAGGCAGGTCGACCAACCTTCATTGACAATCCACAAAAGCATACGAGCGAGAGAATCACCAAAACGGAAATCGACTTTCATGATTTCACCTATCTTTCGAAATATGGATTTGATAACCACCACTTTGCGACCTTCACAGAGACCTTCACGGATGCAACCACGAAACATGTGAGACAGAATGAACGGACCTTGTATATGGAGACCGAAAATGACGTTTTAAAAATCGCCAGCCAGTGCGGATTCTCTCAGCATGCCAAGATCAATATGGAATCGATAAATGATGATGTGCATCAAAACATATATATACTGGTATAAACTGTCGTCTACGAATGTGAAATCTCTCTCTCTCTCTTTTTTGTTTCTTAGAGCAAAGTCTTATATCAAGTCTTCGTCTACAATCTGTTGTTTCACTTCTTTGATGTCTTCTTCAACTTCGGCATCATTCAATACTTGATAATAATCAAGCGAGATTTCTTGTATTTGTGGAATACCAATCTGATTCAACGCTTCAATCACCTTTGCTTGAAACTGCATAAAAACAGAGAAATGGCTTTCCAATGTTTCAATGACCTTTTTTTGAAACTCAACGTATTCGTTTTGTAAGTCAAGATTCATTTTTTTCAAAATCTTGTCGATTATAATTTTTAGATTTTTCGGATCATTTGCTTTGATGATATCATTTATGTCATAATCGCACAATGGCTTTAATGTGGTTGGTGTGACTTTTCTAGGTGTTGCTGATGGGCTTCCTGTTATCATTGACATTCCTTTACTAAATCCTTTTGTTGCAAAGTCGACAATTGCGGCTGCCATGGTATATATACTCTCATATGAAAAATAAGACAATAAATATATTTTGTCTTATTTTTTTTTTGGTTTACTTCGTCGGTTTAATACATGTACTGAAAGGCCATGTTTTCATAGATTGTTGCTTTGAATGTGTCGGCATATCCTTCGACAAAGACAGTGTCTCCGTTATAGATTTCGTCGCAACCGTATTCGCCCGTACAACTCTTTCCGCTTTTACTAATTGGTAGCTTTGTATTCATATTGCCAGTGTTTGAGAATGTGTAATATTGGTACTTATCTCGCCCACTATTCAAGCGTCGACCCATTAATGGGAGAATCAAGTTTTCGGCGGGTTTTGTTAAAATTCCGATTTGAGAAAATCCAGGAGAGGGTCCGCGAGATTCTTGTGGGACAAGGTGCATCGAGGGGACGGACGAGAGGTTCATCGGTGGAAGGTTCATCGGCGGAACAAGGTTCATCGAAGATGAGTTCATGGGTGGACCAAGATTCATGGGTGGAACAAGATTCATAGAGGAGACCAGATTTGTTGGTGCCCGCTGGGTTTCTCCTAAATCTTTGGAAATCACTACAATTTTTGGACTCTGATGATAGATATACACCAACACAATTAAAATAAAAAACAACAGAAACAATGTCATGTTTTCAATACAAAACACACCTGGAATACATTTTTTACCCATTCTCTCTATCTATATATTATTACTCAACATAAATAACACTTCTTCATAATTGACTTTGGATACTTGAACTGTTGGTATTTGTTTATGAATTTCCACAAACTTTGTCCGGCTTTTTTTAATCCAAACACGGTAGCAAACATGTTCCAAAGCAAAAAGTACATTGCAATAAACATATCAATGATATAAAACAGTATGCAATCACCTAGACTTTTAATCTTGTTAATCCCACATTTGAAATATCCCACGATTTTATCGATCGGTTTTGTTACTTTTTTTAATCCTTTATTGAGTGGTTTCAAAATATCATTTTTCGGATCAAATTTTTTCATTTTTTTTGCCATTTATTTATATAATAATTGTCTATTTATTTGTACTCGGCGTAACTACTGCTCAATGTGGCGAATCCATCGACTTTTTGGGTGGTTCCCATAAACTTTTGAGCACTGTCCAACAATGGTTGAAGTTTATCCATGTTTGCCATGAGTTCTTTTTGTTTTTTCAACAACTGGGTGGTTTGGTCGGGTAGGTTTTCGACAGTGGTGCCTTTTGCTAACATCGCGACATCGTTTGCGGTGGATTTGATTGCGTCCGCAGTGGTTTTTGCCGTGGATTTGATTGCGTCTGTTGTGTCCTTTACATTGACGAACGAATCTACCTCCTCTTGATCCTTTTTATCTACCTCCGTATCTTCCTCTTCCTCTACCTCCGTATCTTCCTCTTCCTCCATATCTTTCTCCATATCTTCCTCTTCCTCATCCATTTTACCCTTTAATCCCTCCGACATCTTGTTTCCATAGGCGACTAAATGAGAGACTGCGATCGCCATTACGATAATCACAATCATGTTTTTACTAAAAAACGAGGTCAAAAATCCGACAACGAAAAAGATCGCAAATGCCATCATATTGTCTCGTTGGTAAAAATGAACAACATCGTAAAATCCAACAATAAATATAAATATCAACACCCATTTGTTTGTAAGCATGTGTCCGGATGACGAGGGGATGTATTTCATTAGTTGGTTAAACGCGTTTTGTATTTTGTTCGTGTATGTGTTCATGTTCATGTTTTATTTTATATAAATATAAATATAAATATAAATTATCCAATCGAAACAAAAACAATTGTTAAGAGAGAATTATATATTAAAAAAAAGATCTAGTTTTATATATACACCATATGCCAAATCATAGTACTAAAAAAAAGAAAACCCAACAATCGAATATCACCATCGATGAAAAACACACACAGATGTTGAATGACTTCCACATCATCGAGACAGAGACAATCCCAGAACTAGAAGAGACTCGACAGATTCTAAAGCATCAATCTCGATCGTTAGATGAAAACGACATTGATAAAAAAATGGAGATCAAAGACAAAATCCGAGATATCACAGAACAGCTAAAGAAGTTCAAATCGATGAAAAATGACTACTTGTTAAACAATGTCCCCTATATTTTCAATTATTTCGAAGAAAAAAAAAGGATCTCCACCGGCGAATCGAATAACAAGAACATTTTGAACTCCTTCTTCAAAATCAAGTCGGAGAATGACGTCGTGACCAATCCTAAATACCAAAATGCAAAGATGTTTTATCAAAACTACTGGAAAAACGTGAACAAAGATTACATTTACACATGTGACCAGCAACATGGTCCGGATGTTTGTCAAAAATGCTCGACCGGTGAACTGATTCCACAGGACGAGGAGGGGATTATGATCTGCAATAACAACAAGTGCGGTACCTATGTCCAATACATTGTTGATACAGAGAAGCCGGTTTATAAGGAGCCGCCGAATGAGGTCACCTACAACGCGTACGTACGCTTGAACCATTTCAAAGAGATCTTGTCGCAGTTTCAGGCAAAGGAGACAACGCAAATCCCCACACACGTCATCGAGGCGATTCGCAGTCGCATCAAGAAGGAACGTATACAAGACATGGTCAACGAGATCAATTACGAGAAGATGCGAGAGATCTTGAAGAAGTTGGGGTTTAACCGATACTTTGAGCATATCCAGTATATCAACTCGATTTTTGGTATCAAACCACCAGTGATGAGCGACGAGTTGCAGGACACATTGTGCATCTTGTTCATCGAGATTCAAGAGCCTTGGGCGATCCATTGTCCCATTTATCGAACGAACTTTTTCAATTGTACGTATACGCTTTATCAGTTATGTGTACTGTTGGATCAAACGCAGTACTTGCCTTATATTCCCATGATGAAAGATCGAGAGAAACAGTTGGAACAAGACAGTGTTTGGAAGAAGGTGTGCGAGACGCTTGATTGGGAGTTTGTCGCGACGGTTTAAATTAAGGAAACCCATGGTTTCCTTATGAACCTTCCTTTTAAGCATGGGATTAAAAGGGAACCCATGGTTTCCTTATGAACCTTCCTTTTAAGCATGGGATTAAAAGGAAACCCATGGTTTCCTTATGAACCTTCCTTTTAATCATGGGATTAAAAGGAAACCATGGGTTTCCTTATGAACCTTCCTTTTAAGCATGGGATTAAAAGGGAACCCATGGTTTCCTTATGAACCTTCCTTTTAATCATGGGATTAAAAGGAAACCCATGGTTTCCTTATGAACCTTCCTTTTAATCATGGGATTAAAAGGAAACCCATGGTTTCCTTATGAACCTTCCTTTTAAGCATGGGATTAAAAGGAAACCCATGGTTTCCTTATGAACCTTCCTTTTAAGCATGGGATTAAAAGGGAACGGCAGTTCCCTTTCCTTAAAGGTGCGTTAGCAATGTTTTATTTTATAATAATATTATATAGAAATGAACTTCATATTTTGGGTTATAATATTATTAATATTAGCTGGTTTTTTATCAATTGGACTGAAAAAAACAGTAGAAACATTTGACTCGCGTATTGAATTAGTCATTTCACGATATAATGAAGACTTAAATTGGTTGAAACGTAAAAAGTTCAGATACCCCACGACAATATACAATAAAGGAACCAATGACAACTTTTACAAACCAAAAGGATGCAAAGTAGTCAAGCTACCAAATGTTGGAAGAGAAAGCCATACATACTTGTATCATGTAATCAACCATTACGATAATTTACCAGACTTGACAATATTTTTGCCCGGTTCGGCAGAAATCATACATAAAATGCACCGCGTCAGCAAAGTAATGACATCAATTAAAAATAAGTGCGTATCAACTTTCCCGGTTGATCATCATAAAGACGTAAAAACTTATTTTTATAATTTTGTATTGGACAACTATAGCTCGACACATGGTGCAAATAGTAAAGTAAACCCAGAAAATATGTTAACCCCTGCGTCTGTTCGCCCTTTCGGCAAATGGTACGAAAAACATTTTGACAAAGACGTTAAATATATGGGACATGCTGGAATATTTGCAGTGTCGAATACTCATATTAAGCAATACAATAAAGAATACTATGAAAATTTGATAAAAGAACTCAGTGTTTCATCAAACCCTGAAGTAGGACATTACTTTGAAAGAGCATGGGTTGCTGTATTTGGTGTTACTGATAATGCAAGCTTTGTATAATATTGCATTTTGAGTTATTGTGCATTGTTATATGATCTGGATGGATTGTAGATGTCTCATTTTCACTATAGATAAACATTGGATACTTGTAAACATATGTATTCGATAAACTAAATAAATAATCATCCGCAGAATGTTTTATGCTTGGTTTTAATATTTTGGTCGGTTTACATTTTTGATTAATTATATATGCACCGGTTGAATATATATTCCCTGGATTTTTCGTATATAGTTTGTTGGGTGGTGTACCACTATTAATAATGTAACACAATTGTATTATTTCCCAATCACTTGGTGCATTCTCTATGATTTGTTTGACTGATTTTTTCCAATAGGGTTTGAACTCGAGTGTCATGTCATCTTCCATAATTAGAGCGACTTCGTCATTCGATTCGGAAAACTGTTTGATTGCATTTAGATGCGAGAGAGTGCATGCATACTCAACTTTTGAAAACTTATCGGATTGCATCCCTTCAAAGTTTGAATTCAGTACGTTATCAATATTAGGTGCCTTTCCATCAATTGCCGAAATCCTGATGATTTTTTTCCCGTTGAAAACAGGGTCTTCAAACATTTTTTCCATGTTTTTACGCCTGTCAGTTGACCGATCGAGATTGATCCAATAAATCACATCAATCCCGTCTAAATAATCTTTTTTGCCTTTTGTTCTCTTATATGCATAAGTTGTTAAAAAAATGATTGATACAATTATTAAAACGGTTATTAAAACATACATTTGTATAATATATATAAGGGGGGACTTTGTTCCCCTTAAACCCCTCCTTTAACGGAAGGAGTAAGAAAACGAAACATCATATAAAACGAAAGAAGTGAAAGGGAAGGAGTAAGAAAACGAAAGAAGTGAAGGGAAAGACCATAAAACGAAAGAAGTGAAAAAGGGAAGGAGTAAGCGTAGCGAGTATATAAGGAAACCGTAGGTTTCCTTATTTTAAGACATACTTTGTGAGTTCGTATGTCAATTCCAACACATTGTTCAAGTTCAACATTCGCTCTGCCATCTGGCCCTTCGCCTTCAAATCGGCATCTTCGATTTTCACCATTCCTGTGTCTGACTCTTGGATATCCATGCCACCTTCAGTTCGCTTTATGTATCCACGCATAATGCGAATCTCGCCTTTTTGACTGCGTTCCCACAATGCCTTGTATGCCTTGCGTTTCTCCTCTGCAGTGGCATCCGACTTCTCAATCAATTCGCTTCCGTTGCGGATCAGATCGGCCATCGCGTTGGCCTCGGGTGCCTTCGTGAACACCACCTTGAACAATCGATCGCCAACGCCATTCTTGATTTTCGCAGCCATCTGTGTTTTGTTCAATTCAACAACCTCCTTGTAATGATCAGCCGACCAGCATTGTGCTCCAATCAAATCAAGAGACAAACTCCAATCCGAATCAACACCTTTTTGATGAAGTTCTTGATTTCTCACCTTGTTTCCTTCCAACACAACCAAGGGTGCAGGGCGGTCGAGCAACATTCCCGCACGAATATTGTTTGAATCGCATCGCTCATTTTTGCCGTTTAGTGTGACTTTACGGTCGTAGGGATCTTCGGGTCTTTTTACTTCCAACAATTCGTTCAACTGTTGTTTCATTGCCTTTGCGTCGACGGGTTGTGGTGCCTCTACTAAGGCCTTTGCTAAGGCCTCGGTGGACGCCTTCAGGTTCACGGACGCCTTGGTTCGTTTCTTTGGCTCCGGTACTGACGTTTGCGATACTAAGTCGTCGGCTACGGACGCCCTCGTTCGTTTTCTCGGCGTATCCGGTACTGGCGTTTGTGTCTGTGTGTCGACGGGTGCGACTGCTGTTTTTGTTTGTCTTTTTGGCGGCATGGTTTGGATGAGGAAATGATTGTTTTATGACTTTTCGACGCAGTGTCTTCTTTTTGCCTCCTCCTCCTTTTGTTGACGCAATTTCATTCAAAGCCATAGATGCACGATGTACATATTTTTCTGTAGATGATGCATCGCTCTTTAAGTTTACACCAATACCGATTTCTATTTGTTGATGTTTGAACTCTTTAAAAATTGCGTATACTGCTGTTATAATATCAAAACGTTCGTTTGGTACAGTTTTAATGCGAGTTAATAGAGTTGCAATCAATGACGAATATGTTAAAGTACTTGTTGTCCAACCGGTGTACGTAATTTCTTTTTTTCCATGAAACTCTGAATAGTAAAACGAAAGTAATATAATCTGTGTTGCATAATCAATGACAGTCGCAGTTAACCCTCCCATTTGTTTGACGAAAGCATTATAATTTGTTTTTGCATTACTCGGACTCGGACTCGGCAATCCATTAAACAAAGTGTCAGTAAAAAATGCGAAAGCTTGTATATCAATCGTTTTCGTCGGGTCAAACCTGAACGCAGAAATTGTTTTTTCACATGTTTTATGTTTACTACAAATCTTGTAGTGAATATCAAGAAATCGTTCGGTATAATATTTATTTGTAGTCATGTAATCAAGAAGGCGACACACATCAAAAAAATCGGATTTGTCATAAAACAGTTTTCTGTAGGTTTCATCCGAAATTTTATAAATATCTTTTAACACATACAGTTTAAAATCAGCATATTCGGGTTTATATTCGCTAAAAACATCTTCATTCTTTGATGTTGGTGTTATCAATGTGATAAAATATGAATTTCCACTTAACGTTGGCACTGCATTCTTAGCAATATCAAGGACATTCGTGGGATAATCGAAAGTCGTTTTTATTGTCTTTCGTAAATTGCCAATAAAGTCGTTAATGGATGGTGTAATCTTCAATATCGCCTGAATTATATCCGAAATTGTGGTAACTTGTTGCCCAGTTGATTCTTTCGGTAATTTATTATAAAAGTTACGGAAGTGCTGTGCGAAAGGTTGAAACTCTGTGTTCAACACGTTTATATCAACATCATTAGTTACATCTTTTAATTTTTCTACAAATGTTGTCATATTATCCTTCATTTTTTTGTTCGGCAACAGTGCGATCGCTGCTTGCAATTGATTACCGAATTTTTGTGTGATGATTTCTTGACCAATCTGTTTTTTTTTAACTTCGAACCCTTCGCGTATTGTCTCATATATAGGTTTATCTGGTGTCGGAGACTGTATGTCCAATACTTTATAATAGTTTGCAAAATTGAATTTCAACGCATTATATGTTGTAACTTCTGCAAGTGATGTATTCGGTATAACACCTTTAACTTCATTCAATAATTTGTTCATATCACTTAATGCATCCTCATATGATTTTTTTTTACCAAACCATTTCTTAACCAAATCATCTTTTTTTTTTTCCATTTCTTTTGCTTTATCTACGTTATCTAAATAATTAATTTGCAACTTGTTTAGTCGCTGTAGTTTTTCTCTTCTTCTCGATCTTTTTTGCTTCTTCTGCTAATCGTTTCTTTTCTGCTTCTTTTGCTTCTTCTGCTAATCGTTTCTTTTCTGCTTCTTCTGCTAATCGTTCTTGTTCTGCTTCTTCTGCTAATCGTTTCTTTTCTGCTTCTTTTGCTTCTTCTGCTAATCGTTTCTTTTCTGCTTCTTTTGCTTCTTCTGCTAATCGTTTCTTTTCTGCTTCTTCTGCTTCTTCTGCTAATCGTTTCTTTTCTGCTTCTACTTTTTTAATTCGATCTGCTTCTGCTTCTTCTTCTTCTTTTGCTTTTCTTTCCGTTTCTTTTCTCGTTTCTTTTCTCGTTTCTTTTCTCGTTTCTTCTGCTTTTTTAATTCGATCTGCTTCTGCTTCTTTTGCTAATCGTTTCTTTTCCGCTTCTTCTTTTGCTTGTTTTTCTATCTTATATTTGTTTATTCCATCAGTAATCGTATCGTATATTGATTTGTCTGGTTCTTTTGTAATTTTCAACGCATTATAATATGGGGTGAAATCCATATTTTCTATATCAAACGAAACCAATTTGAGTGGTATGCCAGTTACACTTCTAAAGTTATCCAATAAACGGTTCATTGTCTTACTTACTTTGTTGTATTTTGTAGTAGATTTCTCACCAAACCATTCCTTAATTAAGCGTTCTTGCTGTGCTTTAGCAGCGGTTTTTTCAGCCGCTTTCTTATCCGATTCGATCTTTGCTAAGCGTTCTTGCTCTGCTTTCTTTTCAGCTTCGATCCTATCAGCTTGGATCTTTGCTAAGCGTTCTTGCTCTGCTTTCTTTTCAGCTTCGATCCTATCAGCTTGGATCTTTGCTAAGCGTTCTTGCTCTGCTTTAGCAGCTTCGATCTTTGCTAAGCGTTCTTGCTCAGCAGCAGCTTCGATCTTATCAGCTTCGATCTTATCAGCTTCGATCTTTGCTAAGCGTTCTTGCTCAGCAGCAGCTTCGATCTTATCAGCTTCGATCTTTGCTAAGCGTTCTTGCTCAGCAGCAGCTTCGATCTTATCAGCTTCGATCTTTGCTAAGCGTTCTTTCTCTGCTTTATCAGCTTCGATCTTTGCTAATCGTTTCTTTTCTGCTTGGTCTTGTTTTCTAGTTTCTTCTTTTGTTAATTGATTTTTGGATTTTATCCCTTTGAGATCAAGGAACGTAGATTTCTTTGGTATTTCCATTTTGATGTTTGCCTTTTTATCTGCTTCTTTTGGAATCTGAAGGGAAGTTTGTTTGTCTGCTTCGATTCGATCTGCTTCGATCTTTGCCAAGCGTTATTGCTCTTCTTCGTCAGCTTCCGGGCTTTGATTCGCTTTACTTAGTTCATTAACGTCCTTTGCTTTTTTATGAGGATCCACTTTTTCCTTTGCGGTTTTCAATCTTTTTAAATACTCATACAGATTTTCTTTCTCTCTCTTCGGCAAATTGTAATAGTGTTTAAGAACCAATCTTAGCACTTGCTTTTCAAAGTCGTTCGACATAATCACTTTGTCGTTTAACGATGCATTCAATAAACCTTTGAGTTCATCAAAAAAAGTTTTTTCATTATTAGGAATCATTTCATGAAGCAGTTTGACTAAGTTCTTAAAATCATTTCCACCAAGACCTGCAATAATACTGCCAAAATACATTTGCATGTTTCTCCGCAATATATTGATGTAATCCGTTGTAAATGTCTTACCAACCCTCTTACTGTTTCCAATAACACGATTGATTATATTGATTTTTTTGATTATCGTTTTTTGGAGAGCAAATGTTTCTTTGATTTCTGCTGGTTTATCAGCAGATGGTTTATCAGCTGGTTCAAATATTTCATTAAACGCATGAAGATATGCGTTATACAATTCTGTGTTTAACTCATCAACCCTTGATAAGTACACATACAGACTTTCATTCTCTTGTTTCGGCAACTGTTTTCTTACATCAAGATCTGTCAACACTTCATCTTCAAACTGTGCATACTTCATCACTTTATCTTTTAATGATGCCTTTTCGAATGTCTCGATGGTAAATGTGGTTGCACCTTTAACATGCATTGTTTCAACCAACTCGAATAAATTCTTAGGTGAAGCAACCTTAAGATCAATGTACTTTTGCATTTCCGTTCGCAAATCTCGAATACTATTCTCTGTAAATGTGTTACCAACCTTCTTATTGTTTCCAATGACCGTATTGATTTTTTCAATGTTATCGATGATTGGGTTCTGAAGAGCCATTGTACCCATGATAGTAGATGGTTTATCAAGTGGGTTTTCTGTACCAAATATTTCTCTTGACGCAAGGACATATGCACCATATAATTCCTTGTTTAGAGCATCGAATTGGGAAATAGCCAGATCTTTCGATCCATGAAACACTACATCTGACTTTCGATGAACATCCGGGCCATTAACCAATGCAACAAATTCCAAAATATTCTTTTCGTTTTGTAAATAAGTCAAATCTGTGTCGTTTCCATTTTTTTCAGTTAAAAGTGTTTTCAAAACAATCTTTCGATCTCTTGTTACAGCAACCTTTAAATCGGCAAATGTGAGTTCGGTATATTGGGTACGACCATCCGCTTTCTTTATACTATTATGGTGTTTATCGATGTTTTCATTATGTTGGACAAGAATACTAGAAAGTTTCGAAAAGAGAGATGTGGTATCAATCTTAGATTTAAATTCCGGATCAAAAATTCGAATGTCGTCTGAGATTTTCGAAACACAAGAGTCAATTTCTCTCGAAAACTCGGTGAACTTTTGTATCTGTGTGGCAATATTCTTATCAAAATACGATGTTGATATACCCAACTTGAATGTCGCATTCGCACTTGTTGATAAAACTTCATTAAATTTGGGGTCTTTCTCAATTGTATAACTTCCATAAAGTGTTTGATTAAGGGCTTTGGTCGACGTCTCGATTTGTAATTTGAGATTTTGTTGGTTGAACAATAGGTCGATGTCTTTTTTTGGGTATCCAGTGATTTTGGCAAACTTTTTGAAACGTTCTCGCAATGCGGCCATTTCGTCTAAAAATAAATTTGAATTTCCACCGACGAAGCCACCTTTTTTTGTTTTTTTTGCTTTTTCTACCATCAAATCACTCAGTTCAAAAAAATTGATTGCTTTTTTTCCTTTGAAGTTAGCATCATAACCTGTTATTTGATAATTTTGGATGACTTTTGCCATCAAACTAAAAAACAGATTTCGGTTAAAGATAATATTCTTCATTTTAGAGTTATCAGTAAAATTCTTGAAGTCAGTATTTCGTATTATTTCGATATGCGATAATACAGCTTTAACTGGTTCATTATCGGGGTAATAATCCAAAACATTATTTAGGGCTTTATCAAAATCATCAAGCGATACAGATTTTGCATTGGGAAGAAAATAGTGAGTTTCTTGTTTCTGCATCTCTATTGTTTGTGATAAAATGTTGTCATATACAAGTTTTACTTGTGCTTCTTTTGCTTCTTGTGCTTCTTTTGCTTCTTGTGCTTCTTTTGCTTCTTGTGCTTCTTTTGCTTCTTTTGCTTCTTTTGCTTCTTTTGCTTCTTTTGCTTCTTTTGCTTCTTTTGCTTCTTGTGCTTCAGCATCTAACTTTGCTTGTGCTTCAGCATCTAACTTTGCTTGTGCATCTGCGTTTGCTTTTTTATCTGCTTCTTCCTTTGTTTTTGCATCTGCTTCTTCCTTTGTTTTTGCTTGTCTCTTTGCTTTTGCATTCTGCAGGGGTGTTTGTTTGTCTGTTTTATCAATACCAAAATTATTCAAGTCATAATTTAAGTCAGCCAACTGTTCATAAACATCAGGCATGATTTGGTTCAATTTGATAAGCGATTTTATAATTTCATTATGTTTTTCTTCACTGATTTCTGAAAATAGGGTTGCATTGTTATACGCATCCCCGCCAATTTTACGCAACTCGGGAAGAAATTTTGTTTCAAACCGTGTTCTATATTCGGAGAGTTTTGCATCGAGATCGATGATTTGATTCGACGACGATAAAGTGTTTTTTTCACCAAACAACTTTGCATACTCTTCATTTATTTTGTTTAATTGTGGAAAAACTTCTCTTTCCAAATTCTCTTTAAATGTTTTCACTTGATCCAGTTTCAAAATCTGTTCTTTATCTTTTATAGTTCGGATAATGACAGCATCCGACGACGCTGCGTTCGTCTTATCAAACCCGCGTTTCTTCAATATTTCTACAACATCCTGAAACGAGTTCTTGTCGCCGGTTATATCAGTCAATATCTTTTTATTCTCGATTCTGATGGGACTTTTTCCTCTTAATTTATCGGTCATTTTTCCTTCATATATATTTTTCAGTTTCGTAGCTTTTTGATTTAAAAGCGGATTTGCAGTCATCATTGTCTTACTCGCATCTGTGAGAACACTTTTTTGATGATCTAATAAATTCTTGAGATTAGCATATAACGATATTGAACCATCATATTTGAAGTCATATTTTGTATCCCATCGCTGAATGTCCTTTTCAATACCAGGTATATAATGGTCGTCGATACACTTCTTTAATGCCAATCGATCATTCGCTATATCAACAATGTTTTTGTTCTCGTCGAGATATTTCGCACACTCAGATAAAAGACCTCCCATTGATTTCCCAAGTGACAAGTCATCGTTTATTTTTTTAAGGAGTGTTTTAAAATCATCACAATATTTCCACCAGTTCACCTCGAAAGTGATTTCTTTGAACACAGTATCATAATGTGTGGTAATATCTCCATTTACAGCCTCGATGCGATAGACACCAAGCCCTTTATCAAAATATTTGTCATCGATTGCATTTACTCGTTCTCGCATTAGGTTTGATGCAGTAATTAATTGGTTAATTACCTCCTTCGTCGTACCATGATGTTTCGCTTGTTTTTTACCCATAAGGTTCAACAAAGCATTGTATACTCCAAATAGTTCAGTAGCGACTGTATCAACAAAATGGCATGCTTCATCTACATTCTTGATCTGTAACATGTTCTTATCAAAAATCGTTTTGGCACCTTCACCGTAAATACTGCTATTTTTCATCGGATCCATCTCAGGATTACCAGCAGTGAGTGGAAACCCGGCAAGATTAAGAAATCGCGTTTTCTGTTCGGTCACTGTTTTCTTCTGATGTTCCCATAAGAGCGAGATTGTTTGAAACAATGGCGTTGTCACTGCAACTGCAAATACATTGTCGACTGTTTTGATATCTTTTTCCAACAAATCTTTCACATTGCTGAGCTTGGCTTCAATACCACAGAGAGCATAGTTACTCGCTGGATCAACCGTTTTCGTATAAATCGATTCAAAAAACAGTTTAATCGACAAAACATCTTGGTTAAGTTCTGGAAATGATCCTTGAATGTCAGTCAGAACTTTTAGTTGTTCCTTGTCGTATGCATGAAGGTCCGCAAACTCTGCAACTTGTAATTTATATTTATTCAAGAGTTTAATATTGCCAGTGTAGGCGTGAACCATACGAGTGAGTTCAGTGATGTGTTTTTCGCCAACTTTTGCGATATACTCCTGCTCGAATGCAAAAAAGGAGTCTTCATTGTCACGAATGATGAATTCGCGAAAGTCTTCTGTTATTTCATATGGACGAAGTAACTTCATATCTGCAATTAAATCGGCTATGTCTTTAACGATGATATCCAACATTTGGGTCAACGATTCACGAGATTTAGATTTTGTTTGACCGAGTAGACTCTTGTTAAAATACTTGATGTAGTTCTGTAATCGTATAAGATCTATATTATTATTAAAAATGTAGACATTTTGATGTAACAACATTAAAAACACAAAATAAAAATATTCACTGCGAGTAAGTATGATTCGTTTACGCAAATTTATCAGATCGGTTAAATAGATAAAGTATCCAAATCCCGCCTTTTCTATATATGTATCATAACTACTCATCAATATATGATATATATTACAAATATATATTTACTACCTAAACCAGTATTTTACAACTGCAATTGTTTGATACACTGTGGATCAACTCGAAAGGTCGGTTCCTTGTCTTCTTGTGGAACGATGCGAAGCAAACATTTTGATTTCTTGCCATAAAGCGGTTTTGTGCACCCACTGTGTTTTTTGCTGGTGGTTGAGCTGGTTTTCATACATCTGGACCGGAAGTTTTCATAAGTGTTCCTCACTTCTTCGTAGGTGAGATTTGACTTTTTATTGAGCATATCGTTGATCAATTCATGTAGATTAAAAATGTATCGGGAAAAGGTCTCTCGGTTTTTCATGTCCGACATCCGCAAGGGGAGTTTTTTAAAATTCTCTTTGAGATTTGCACGACATTTTCCGCATGGCAACACGTGACGCAGACCGAGGATGTGATTTCGATATTGGATTTTGGTTTCACGAGAGGGATTCACTGGATAATTGAAACTCATGGTGTGCAAGAAATGCCACGCGGCGGGCCCCCAGAGATTGACAACCATTCCATCATTGCTGTTGTAGTCATCGAGAGAGAAGACAACCTCCTCTTTCTTTTTCATTTTCATTTTCAGTGTTTTAGTACACATTGGGTATATATTTGTATCCTAAATTATATATAAAAAAATGCCAGCAACGATCTTCGAAGTATTACACGAAAAAGTGAAACCACATATTCAAAAAATCGCAATCATTCTCGTTTTAGCAATATTTGTATGGGCATCCTATTATGCATACACGAAGTGGGGTACTCCTGAAAAAAAAGACAAGTTGTACACGGAGATCCATCAGCCGACGGGCAACCGAGATGTGAACATATATTTGTTTTTCGCTGATTGGTGCCCGCACTGCACAAAGGCAAAACCGGAGTGGGAACAGTTTGAACGAAAACAGAATGGGCAGACGTCGAATGGATGGAGAATCAATTGCATCCAGGTGGATTGCAGTGATTCAAGTGAGCCGGAGGCAGCGAGTATGATCAATAAGTTCGGCATCACCACATATCCGACAATTAAAATGATGAAAGACAATGAAACCTATGAGTTCGAGGCGAAAATCACTTCGAAAAATCTGGAAGAGTTTGTTAAGTTGACAACAGTGAACTAAACCCTACTGCTAAAACTTGGCAATCGATTCCAATGCATCCCGCATGCCCATCTCAATCAACGCTTGTCTCTGGTCGGGATGGTTTGCCAGACTGAAAATGGTCGAATAATCAATGAACCCAGCGTTGATTTCAAGTTCATATTTAATCGGTATATGCGTATTGACTTGATGTTTATCCACAAGCATGTTCAAAAGGTAAGAGATATACTCGAATAACCCTTGGACCTTGTTCATCGACTCGGCATACTTGTTTTTCACACCGAGTATGGTGTCTTTGTCTTCCGCAGCACATTTGATGACTGGATAATTCAGCAAGATCCCGCCATCCGTGTAGAGGTTTCCCGCATACTCGACGGGTTGAAACAGCATGGGCAATGCAGATGAGGCACGCACCGCATCGAGCAAGGGCATATCTGGATGGGTGAGATGAGAAAACTCTGTCAGCTCAAAGGTTGCGACATTCACGGCATACAAGTAGAGGGATTTTTTGAACACTCCGTGAAACTCTTTTAATGTGACGCCGAGGTCGATGTCCTTTCCGCGAAAAAGGGGGCCGAACAGTTCCACAAACAGGTCTTTCCCGTAAATGCCCTTGTTGGTATAGTAGTCATAGACGCTCAATAGATTGAATCGCCAAACATGTTGCCAAGGCCGTTTCACGATGAATGCATCCAGGTCTTCCCAGCTATATTGTAGAGCCAAAAACACGGCGAGTATGGCCCCGGCAGATGTCCCGTAATATGCCTCGACGGATTCATGGGACCAGATGCCGGAGAGATTGGATTGTTTGAGTGCACCGTATGCATTGAATAGACTCGGTCCTCCGCCATTAATCACGATGTTTTTGATGTGTCTTGTGCTTGTAGTAGTTGTATTCATTGATTAATTGTTTCTATGCGACAAGTGTCTATATAATAATAACTTGCGTGTTATTATAATATTATTATGTCTATTTTCCTATTCGACGAAGAAGAGACAGATGGCAAAATCAATATTGACGAATTGTACGAGCGTCAACTGAAGAAGGATTTAAGACAGGTTTCGATATTTAACAAGATTTTGAACCGAATCCATAATAAAATCAAAGTGACGGCAAGGAGCCGTGTAGGAGACAAACACATCTGGTTTATCGTTCCTGAGTATATATTCGGGGAGCCAGTCTATCAACAGTCCGACTGCATTGCATATTTAGTAAACAAGTTGGAAGACAATAAGTTTTACATACGGTATATGCACCCGAACTCGCTTTTTGTTTCCTGGGCACACTTTGTCCCTTCATATGTGAGGACAGAGATCAAGAAAAAGATGGGGCTCGTCGTGGACGACACGGGGAAGGTAATCGAAAAACTGGATATAGGACAAGGCGACAATCTGAACGAACGGATGTTGACCAAATCGAGTGCGACAGAGAAAAAGGACACGAAGGTGTTTACGCCGATTTCGGAATATAAACCAACGGGTAATTTTGTCTACGATCCAGAGTTTTTCGAGAAGCTTGGTAAGAAGATATCATAAAACTATTATATCATGGATATCGATACTGAAACGAAGATTGGCTCGCGATCCGCAACAAAAACACAAAAAAAGAAGACACGTCTGTCGTGTGTAGACAAATCAAAAATATGGGAAATATTCGACAATGAAACCACCGCAACAACACAAACCGAAATGGAATGTGTATATGACGCGTGCACTACATGTGGATCAAATTTAATGATCATGGACGATGGATTCCCAACGTGTATAAACACCCAATGTGGCAAAATATGCAAAGACGTACTTGATCACAGTCCCGAATGGCGATTTTACGGACCCGACGACAAAAACTCAGCAGATCCGACACGATGTGGGAACCCAGTGAACCCGTTATTGCAAGAGTCGTCGTCCCTTGGTTGTAAAGTCTTGTATACTGGAAAATCCTCCTACGAGATGCGAAAGATCGGCAGATGGACCGAGTGGCAATCGATTCCTCATAAAGAAAAATCACTTTATAATGAGTTCATGCACATCACGATGATGGCTCAAAATGCAGGGATACTGAAAATCGTGATCGACGACGCCCTCATAATCCACAAAGACATCTCTGAACAAAAAATGTTTCGAGGATGCAACCGCGACGGAATCAACGCAGCGTCGATCTATATATCATGTAGGTTGAATGGTTGCACAAGAACTCCCCATGAAATCGCCGAAATCTTCAATTTGGACAATGCGAGTGCAACTCACGGATGTAGTTTAGCACTAGAGATCTTGAATAACGTTCAAAGAAACAATGGTTTAGAAAGCACAAACCTGTGTGCGACCTTACCGAGTGCATTCATCGATCGATATTGCAGCAAGCTCAATATAACCAAGGAACATACGATGCTTTGTAAGTTTATCGCATCGAAGGTGGAACGACTCGATTTGATACCAGACAACACCCCGCATTCGATCGCGGCAGGGATCATCTATTTTGTATGCCAACTCTTTGAAGTAACCCATTCGAAAAACGATATTGCGGCAATATGCAAAGTCAGCGAGGTCACAATCAGTAAGTGTTATCGAAAACTTGAGTCGATTAAAGGGAATTTGATTCCGCCTTCGATGATTCCGCCTTCGATGATTCCGCCTTCAATGATTCGGTCGGTGTAAAAAAAAAATATATATATAAATAACTATAAATGTCGACGACAATACCAAAAATCATATTTATTATTCCATATCGCGACCGACCCGAACATCTACAACATTTTAAGGAACATATGAAACATATTATGGAAGATCATGATCCAACCACATACAAGTATGTATTTGCACATCAGTGTGATACAAGGGAGTTTAACCGCGGGGCGATGAAAAACATTGGGTTCATTGCCGCAATGAAGATGTATCCAAACGATTACAAAAACATTACGTTTGTGTTTCATGATGTCGACACCACACCAGTGAAGAAAAACGTGATTGATTACATAACAACCAAAAACGTGATTAAACATTTTTATGGATTCACCTACACGCTTGGAGGGATTGTCTCGATATTGGGATCGGATTTTGAACGCATTGGTGGGTTTCCGAATTTTTGGGGTTGGGGTTATGAAGACAACTTGTTACAACGACGAGCCCAGCGTGCAAAAATCATGATCGATCGATCTGTATTTTATGAGATTGGTGACACGGTGAACATGGTGCAACATACACACGGGAATGAACGAAAGATGAACAAGTTTGATATGAATCAGTATTTCAAGAACACTCGAGATGGATTGTATACGATTTATGAACTTAGGTATAATATAGATGATAGCACCGATTTTATAAATATAACATCGTTTAAAACCATGTACGAAGAAGTGAAGACAAAAACATTCATACACGATTTGAACAAGGGTAATAACCCAACAGAACATATGAATGGTATCCATAAAATGCAGTTTCTGTAAAGTAAAGGAAACCAAGGTTTCCTTTTGATCCTTCCTTTAAAGGAAACCAAGGTTTCCTTTTGATCCTTCCTTTAAAGGAAACCAAGGTTTCCTTTTGATCCTTCCTTTGTTGGTTAAGATCCTTCCTTATAAGCATGGGATTAAAAGGGAACGGCAGTTCCCTTTTATAGATGATAAAATTTGAACGACAATCCGATTTCATTTGTCTTATTGTTTTCCCAAACGCCGGAGATTTTGAGACAAACGGATGCATCGCAAACATCTTGGAGATTTGGAATCATAGTGAACTTGGTTTTGAGCGTTTCGGAAAGCTTGTATGTAACGAATGAACATTTGACAGACTGCGTTCGTATGTACAAGTTCAATATATTGAGCTCGAGTTGCATAATATTATTATACATCGTCTCTGCAATTTGACGCGGAGTTTGGCGGATGGGTATGTTGATATGAATCCCGTACATTGTAAATAACTCGTCGCAATATAATATTTTGGTGAAAGTCCCATCAAACATCATATTGGGTTTGGTATCTGTTAAACAAACATTATTGTGATTTACGTTATCAAAGTCAAGTAATAAATTCATTATTTTTTGTATATTACTTGATATACGTTTATACCTGTTTTCATAATAAAAAAAAATAAAAAACATGATTGTTAATTTTTTATTTTTTGCTTTGATTTGATTTGATTTGATTCGATTTGCTAAAGAAGAAGGGTCATTGATTTACATACCACCAGCAACACGGATACCACCAACCAGACCAGTGCCGATGGCTAGACCAGCACCTTGTCTGGAAGACACACCCATGGAAGGAATGAAAGTGTCCAAGACAGCAAGAGTGGCGGCGGCAGTCAATGCAATGACAACGACCTCCTCAATCTTCAAAGATTGTTTGGGGATAACATAAGCGGCTAAAGCAACAATGATACCCTCGACGATGTATTTAATGGCTTTCTTGATGAGTTCGTTAAACATTTGTTTTTATATATATAATACAAAAATAAAAAAATAATAATATTGTTTAAACAAAAAATACTTAAAACATTGCCCCCTTAAAATACTACTAAATGTCTGAATTCCAAAAGAAAAAGTTAGATAACGGCTCAAAAAATCCCAACTATGTGGATCTGTGCGAAGAGGATGCCACCATCCCTTCTCAAAAATTTGTCTGTATTTCTTTCATTTCTCCTGAAAAAGTGCTAAAGCAACGGGAACAGTTCATTTTCGAGAAGTTCGTCCAACAATGGGATTTCAGTAAATCCATCGAGAAGTTCGGTGATTTCATCAACTTCATTTCGTACAAGTACAAGCTCAAGCTCGATGATGTCATGGCGGATATGAAGGATTACGTCACGGAGGAGAAAACTCACCTAAAGTCTTATTCAGTGACAAGTGATTTCAACAACTTCATGGACAAAGCCGAGGACAAACTGACGGAGGAGTTCAATCGCCTAAATAGTTTCCAGACCTCTGTTCGCGGTATCAAGATCCGTGGATCCTATTCAAGTCAAGCCGAGGCAGAGTTGCGTGCAAAGAAGTTGAGGGAGGCGGATCCTAGCCATGACATTTTCGTTGGCCCGGTGGGTGTCTGGATGCCTTGGGATCCAGATGCTTACAAGACAGGTCGTGTCGAGTTCATGGAGGAGGAGTTGAACCAACTTCATCAAGAAAAGTTGAAGAATGAGGAGAAGGCGAAGCAGGAGTTTGACCAACGTGTCCGAGACGCCAAGCGAAAGGCGATCGAGGAGAATGTGAAGAAGGCACGTGAATCTGGTAACAAGTTGACGCAAACTTTAACAGAGGACGGTGAGTTGGTGGGTGTTACCAAGACGGTGAACTTTGATGACCGAGAGGTTGCTGAGATCAAGCCCTCGAGTGGATTTGGCAAGGCCACTGTTTCGGACGATGCTATCAAAGATGATTCTGCCACTGATGAACTGAACAGAGTTGATTAGATAAAATCTACACCTTTTGGTAATTATTATTGAAATACTACTATAATTTATTTCAATAATCTATTATATTTGAAAGAAGGAGTCTACATGAGGCGGCATTGATTTTCGTAATGTTTTTCTCTTTTTGCTTCCTCCTTTTTTCTTTGTTTGTGCCTTGCCTGGCATTTGAGCCTTGCCTGGCATTTGAGCCTTGCTTAGCATTTGTGCCTTGCCTGGCATTTGAGCCTTGCCTGGCATTTGTGCCTTGCCTGGCATTTGTGCCTTGCCTGGCATTTGAGCCTTGCTTAGCATTTGAGCCTTGCCTGGCATTTGAGCCTTGCTTAGCATTTGTGCCTTTGCTTCGGCAATTTTCGTTTCCAAATCCACATACGGATATAAACTAAGCGTATCCACCACCTCTTGCTTCACAGATTCTAATTTAATTGAATCATATATTGTTGAAAAATCATTTGCCAGTTTAATCGAATTATAATAACACCACACATCCGTACTTGCATCGACTTTACCACCAACTATTGCAACCCCCAGGTGGATTTCATAATAATCGTTTTTGGTGTCATCCACTTCATTTTCGGATTTTGTTTTTTTACTCGGCCTTATTACATCTACACTTGCGTTGGTGGTCCTCTTTTTATCTTTATACAATCTCAAATAATCATCAATGTTGATCGCATATCGGTTATCATCGTCACCGAGTAATCGATTAATATCAACAGACAATGATTTTCGATAGGATGGAATAAACTGCTCAATTTTTTTCAAAAAATTAAAATAAAATTCAATGTCCGTCGTACTTTTTAAAAACTTGGCTTCATCTGCAGATCTACTATTGTAATACCACTCATTGTTATCTGGTGCAACAAACTTGGTAACATATTCACGTACAAACTCGTTGTATTCAGCCGTGTTTTTTTTGAATCGACTAAGCATAAAATAAATTTTCCACCAAGTTGAAGAATGTATTTGATAATCTTTTAGTCTTGTTTTAAACTCAGTTTCATCCGTACTTCCTGATTTATACTGGTTTATGAGTTGTCCAAGTGATTTTTTGTCAGCACCTTGGTCTACGTTGAGACTTTTGTAAATCGCTTCCAGTTTTTGCAGTTTGGTGTCTTGCTTATGAACAACAAAGTTTTGGGTCATTTGTTTTAATATGTCGATTTGCTCATTCAAATTCGCAACTCGGTTTGATGGACTATAATCGGCTTGTGTGGTTTTAAACTGCAGATCGAGAACATCATATACGTTGTTTTTTTTGGGTTTTTTCTCTGTCGATTTGTATGTAAAAATATTATCTTTGTAAAAATTGGCCAGTTCTTTTTGTATGCCGTTCACATTGATCGGGTCAGTTCGTTTCATTTTTAGAAGGGCATATTCGATCAGTTTTTTCTTATAATTTTTAAATGCTTCATATATTTCAGTGTATACTGGATTGCTTGTGATAGTGTCAAGCCATACCACTTGCATCACTGTAGATGGTTTATCAATATTCAAATACGCATATTCACCAGACGATACAATCGTTTTGAATAAACTCATAAAATCAAACTCACTGCTTTTATTCAACAAACTGGTTACATTATCATTTACAGGAAACGAGATAGGAAACATGATATTCAACATTAATAAGATGTTATTTCGCACAATCTCGGTCTTCTTCGTTTCGACCTGAGAATCGAGCAAATGAATATTATCCTTCGACACTTTTTCTTCAGTCTTGCCGTCCTTGTATTCTATACTATAAGTATCATCGCCATTGTCACGAGAGACTTTGCCTGTACGAACGTTTCCCTCTGTTATATTGGTAACCTCAACGAGATCACCATTTTTGATGTTGTGCTCTTTCAACGGAGCTCCAGACAAAGCAACTAGTCTGTCAAACTCCTTTCGATTAAAAAAGATTTGCACTTTTTCAAAAGTGGGTTTGTCAGTAAAATAATCAGGATTGTATTCAACGTTTGTACACAAGAAAGGATACTCGCCAGTCAGCATTTGACCTTTATCGAATGCGAACAGCTTTGCAGTTAACGAGAGTTTACTAATTGTATCCTTGTTTGTATGCAAGACAACATTTAGTTTGACTATATCCGGATCATCTAAATCTTTATATAAACCCGCATCATTGCTCATTTATAAAACAGGTAGAAAATTATTACGCCGAGTTGCCACAATTGCAGGTCGGCTCTCGTTTTTCAACATATTTGTCAACGGTTGCCTTTGCTTTAATGTAATCATCGTGGCTAATGTCTTCGTCGATGTTTTGGTAATATTCTTTAAACTCCTTTGGCAATATACAAAACATGCTATTCTCGTTAAACAAGAAGTCAAACACGACGATAAACAAAAGCGTCAATGCGGTTGCGATATAGATGTCGCGAGTTCCCATCCAAGCCATTGCGAACACCAAGATCTGTCTACTAAATGTATATTTTAAATACATCTCGGTGGTTTTTCCGAATCGGAAGGTAACGAATTTGGACGCGATGTTTAAGACAATGATCATGAGTCCTGCGAAAATCTTGCTGCTATTTATGTCCATTATTTTTTCATGCATTCCATCAAACATTGATGATGAGGAACTTGTTTTTTTCACCATTATATGCTACCCTTAGATTTTTACGAAAGAGAAGTAATCCAAAATCTTGTTTGATGTTTTTGGAATCAGTTCTTGCTCGGTCTTTAACTTTGCCTCGACAATGTTGTAATCACATGTCCGGTCACACGGATTGCATTTTCGTTTGGTGTTGAATTTGATCTCGCTATATATGTGGTCAGCCATTTCGGATTTCACGGGCAAGTCTTTGTACATCAAGACGCCATTTTTACATTTTTCTTTGATGAACTCGTCTTTGGCCGCATGAAACTGCTCAATGCTGATTATCTCTGGATCGGAACGTAACATACTTGAATCCTTTGTCTTATCCTCCGTGTTTACAGAAGACTTATTATCCTCAGCCTTTGGCAACGGTTCAAAGTTTTCTTCAACAACCAACAATTGATAATATAAGATCACAATGAAACAAGAGATGGTTCCATAGATGAAATCCATTTTGGTATAGTACATAATAATCATGATTGCACACAGTTTTCCTAAAACACTGTTGCTCGCGATATGAAACTTATAGGGATAGACTAAATAAACCAGAAGCAAAACGATCGGAACAAACTGCATTATTACCAAATTGTCTTTTGCGATTATACTTTTCATTATTCTTTCGATTATATATATAACATAGAAAGATGTCATTAATAACAAGTGCTTCTCCATGGACCTCTTCATCATCATCATCGTCAACAACAAGTAAAAGAACCTCTTCAATTGGAAAAAGAAGAACTCAAAAAGCAGTTCGAGACAATGTCGATTATAGTACAGATAGTATCGATATTGCGGATGTCGAGGATACAGATTTAAGTCTATCTGAACCCATGCAATCGACCATCGCTATGAACGAAGAACGAGGAAAAACCGTGAACGACATGTTGAATCGAATCACCGCTTCGCATTCCGGCGATGATTTGGTTGATTTTAAACCAGTTGATACTAATTTAGCAAAACAGCGTAATAAAGAGAGTTTTGAATCTCCCATGTTGAAACGTGCAGCAGGGCTTCCAGAATACACGCCAAGTGATCTCGGCACCGACCATTTGAGCAATTATACCAAGAGCTACGAAGCCGGAGCCATTTTAGGAAAACCGTATTACAACAAGGGTTCATCATCAAGTGATGGTAGTAGCGATACGGCACTTATGCAAAAACTCAATTACATCACCCACATCTTGGAGGATATACAATTAGAAAAGACAAGCAATATCACAGAGGAACTGATACTCTATTCCTTTTTAGGCGTTTTTGTGATTTTCATTGTGGACTCATTTGCACGTGTCGGCAAATACCACCGATAATATATATCAAATATACATTGTTATATATATTATATTGAATGCAACGAATTCTATTTTGGAGCGAAGATCCGAATGTTTTATTAAATAGCGAGTCTATATTCCAGTTTTTTCCAGTGGAAAACATGTCATTTGAACAAAAACTGAACGCAATCTCGAGGACTGTAATTCTCTTGTCTTTGATCACTTTTTTTTATACAAAGAGTACTCACATTTTATTGATTGGGGTGATATCCTTGTTTTTCATTTTTATGCTGCACAAATCGAAATCCATGGATAAAGAAGCATTCAACCAGAAAGAAGCATTGAACGAGGGATTCAAACCTACGCCCGCAAAACAACTGTACTCGACCACCGATGTCATGAACGTGTTTCGCGAACCGGACTCGACAAACCCCTTCGGCAATGTATTGGTCACTGATTACCTGTACGATCCCCAAAGAAAACCCGCCCCACCCGCCTCCAACGAGATTGTAAATGACAACATCATCGAACAGGCGAAAGAGTTTGTCCGCAAATCGAACCCAGATCAACCCGATCTCACCGAAAAACTCTTCCAAGATTTAGGCGATCAATATGTCTTTGAACAATCGTTAAGACCCTTCACATCTACGCCAAGTACTACAATTCCGAACGATCAACAATCCTTTACCGATTTCTGTTATGGAAGTATGACATCATGCAAGGAGGGCAATGCATTCGCTTGTGCTAAAAATGTTGCCAGGTATAATAACTATTAGCAAACTATACAAAAATATTATAATACTGTATTATTGTATAATCATTAATCATGGCTTCGATATATCCTTATACCTTTAATAACACCTCGCGTATTGGAAATGACAATACCGACAAATCCCAAAAGACAATCATGAACACGCGGTTTAGTAACTATACCTTGTCTACCTACTTTAGCGATTCCCATAGTAATAATCATGTCAGTTTTGCCACAAGTCAACCCGCGATGATGTTTTCGGGTATCCATGGGGGTGCGAGTGCAGGCATCAATTCCTTAACCGTCGATGTAGACTCAAAGTTGAACATCCACAAGGAGAATGGACGTGCTTTAGAAAAACTCTCTCTCCAACAGCGACCGTTTTTGACCGTTCCTTATTTAGGAAGAGGTTCTTGCGATACAGTATTAGAGTCTCAGTTGAAACAGGGTGACATCATTTCCAACAAGAAAAGTGTATCGACCATCACTGAGCAATCTTTTGCGAGTAATCACATGTATCCTTTGATTGATAGTATTAAGGACACGATCACGAATCCCAAGTATTTAGTGCAAGAGGCCGCGTTAGATGGATGGATCCGCGGTGGCTCGGCCACGAGAACGCATTTGCCGAATGATTCGGGGTATTAAAATAAGGAAACCCATGGTTTCCTTATACTCGCCTTGCTTACTCCTTCCTTTAACATAACTTCATTTTAAGGAAGCAGTAAGCAAGGCGAGTATAAGCCGTAAGACCGACGTACCTGTAGGTCTGAATACCTTGGTTTCCTTACGCGTTCCAAAATTAATATATAAGCGAATTATATATTAATATGAATAAATCCAGACGTCAACAACGCCGCAATCAACGTAGCAACAGGAACCGGAACCAGCAACGTGGAGGTGCCGATACTTTTGTGAAAGATGAGGAAGTTTTAGTAGGTGAGAAAGAAGCTACAAT